TCACTCACCCCTTCAAGATAATAGGTAGCTGGCAGTACTATATCCGTATCGTAAAATTCCTGGTGAATATGTAAATTATTGGGGTTCACAGGAAACTCACATGCAGGAATGGTAACTTCATGCTTACCGTCCTTAGCCTTATAGGTGCATGTAAGCTCCATGCGCCATTCTCCTCGTTCTGTTTTATACGGTACGACTTTAGTTAGTGTCGCATGGAAGCTCGTATTCATATTGAACATCAGTGTTCGTTCTCCTTTCAGAAATAAGAAATGCCCTGAACTGCATCACACAATCCAGGGCATTCATGGTTATTTTGTTTCAGTAATTGAATTCGGTAAGGTCGTCCCAAATATCCTGCAGTGTTTTTCCGTTGAATATCGTTGTGCATAAGACATCATCAACAGAAGTAACGGTTACATCAGTGTTGCCGTACCAAACATCATATCTGGCACGCCCAATTGGGTCAACTCCGCATGAATAGCCGTTATAATCGAATTGAATGCAGCCGACCAAATTATCTAAGTGAAATCTAAATTGAGCGAGCGTCGTATCTATCAACTCGCTTCCCGGTTTAATGTCTTGATGTCGCCTTGACGAATCTCGATCGTTTCCCAATCGGGGCCAGGAAGGTCAACGTCTGCCAAATATGCGACACCTTCTTCGAGGACTTCAACAATTGTGCAGGTTCTCCCATCCTTCAGTTGAACTTTATCATATTGCTCAATTTTCATTTTGTTTCCTCCTTCTTGGTCACATAAACGCTGGTCAATTTCAAGTCGTCGCCATCCTCAATCCAAGCGGTTAGTACATTTGCTTCTTTCTCGTTGGGTCCTTTGAGTCTCATGATTTGCTCGTACCGCATACCATATCCTCTATCACCCTTTTCGACCATTTTATGAATATCGGCATGGCTCTCAATATCTTCGATTAACTTGTGGCAGTTACTCCTGTTATAGCCGAGAGCCGATTCGAAGACATGAGCTTTATCAGGCGCTTTTTCTGGATTAAGGGCATATTCCGTGAATTTGTTACTCGAAATGATAAGGCCCTTTGCCTCCCTTTCAATTTTACCACTTTCTGAGGATTTATCAAGAGGATAAGGCGGACCGTTACGGACACCCCACTTCTGCCCCTTGATTCCGTGGTGAGCAAGAACATTATACCCGAGTCTGTCTCGAAGCTCCCAGAGAATATCTTCTACGATTCTTCTCGTGCTTGAGGCAAGCCTTATGTATTTCTGATGCTTGTCATACCACGAGAATATTTCGCTGAGATCTCCTTTTTGCCAGCTGAATGCCCACCAGTCGCAAATCATTTCAATGATGCACTCGTAAGGCATCTCAAGAGCAACCTCGCCCTCGTCCGGTTCATCATTTATGAGTACCCAATGCTGCCAGTGGTGAGGGTTGTTGTGAATATGATGCAGCCATGCTTTTTGGAAGTTACGAACTACTCGAAAAGACCTATTGCCTCCGTAAAAGTATTCGTTATAGGCATCATACTCTTCTTTGGAAGTCTTGCTGCCGTCATGCATTAGAATCTGAGTTGCTATTGCATGGGTATCAACACCTTTGAAAAAGTCCGGAAGATTGTCAACCAGCCAATTAAAGCCTTTCAAGACATTTCTCCGGTGCTGGTCTAAGTATTGGTCATAGGAAATACTCATGAGCCCTCCTTACCAGATACCGGCGAAGCGGGTAATGAGTCCTGTAAAACCCAAGGCCCATGTGCCGATAAGTGACCAGTGGATGTCATTTTTATAGCACAGCATGCAGGCGATCAGCATAGTCAAAGCGACAGTAATGAATATGCATAAAGCAAATATAATCGTTGCGATCATGCTTTACCCTCCTCGTAATTCACCGGCTTGTGAGAATATAAGTTCACAGGATTTTCAAGGCACTCATCACAAGGATCGCTGGATTAGGGACTACGATTGTTCTAGCACGTTTTGCAGAACTGGCCAAAATAGACCTCTTTGTAAGCATTAGTTTCCATATGTGCCTCCTATACCAAAAATTCTATTGAACATATCATTGACCCCTCTCCTTAAATCTACGTTGATGTTAATCGCGGGGGCACTTTCATCCGGCACCCAAGTCTTGAAAAGGCGATGGAACGGAGCCGATTCGTTACCACAAAGTTTTTTGATGACCGCCATGGCGAAGCCTTTTTCCGGGTCGTAAATATCAGTCTCGCAGCACTTTACGACCGTCTTGGTTTCATCCTCCCATAGAATGATGGTTGCCGGAGGATTGTAGATGACCTTACGGATCTCGGGAATGAAACAATGACCGTTTAGAGAACTATAGACTTTTTTGGTGGTCATAATATCGCAATTGCAATACTCATCAAAAAAGCGACGGTCGGCATACACCCATGCGTCAACAATGTCCTGTCTTTTCATGCCGTTCTCACCACCCCTCCATTTGCAGGACGTACACCAACCGATCCAAACTCGGAGCAGTCAGGATACGTCATATTCTCAACATATGCCAGCGTGCAACCCTCCCGAATATCACGACGGTCATAAGTCCACTCTTCCATATCAGTAGGAACGTAAAGGAGTGTCAGCATATGACCGATCTCTTCGTTGTTGTTGTCGATGAGATGGTACACCATGTATCCGGTTCTCTTCTCAAAGTCCTCAACAATTTGCCTCATCTCGTCCGTAGCCCAATAAAGGATTCCAAGCGTCCCCTCGGAATAATTGAGCTTACCCTCATTCTGAAACTCATTGATCGCGTTAGAATGAATGTTAAGCAGCTTCATTCGAAACAGTGCCTCCTGTTTCATCTGTTCTTTTGTTGCTTTTGTTGCTTTCATGATAGTTCTCCTTTCCGCCAACGAAGCGAACCTCGTTGAATGTCTTTTTCTCTTTCAGCGCTCGACTAATCCCAATGTCGATGCCTGCATGAGATTTCAAATGGTAGTAATATAAATCTCGGTAGGGTGTATTTAGCCGGTCAATACGACCAGCCGCCTGATGCATGACCTTATAGGAATAATTCTGCGAGTAGAAGACAATAGTGTCAGTCTTAATGCAGTTCCACCCTTCGCAACCGGCCGTGTACTGTACTAAATAGACCCAGTTGTCTGACTCGGGGATTGGCTGGTGTTTGTGCCCATTCCACTCAGCAATTTCAACGCCTGTTCCAAAGTAAAGCTCCTTCAAAATATCAAGCTCGTAATCGAAGTTATAAAACACGATCATTCGAGGGTGCTCTTCATACAGCTCAAGTAATGCTATTTGCCGAGAAATATCAGAGTTAACGATCCGCCTCCATACATAGCAAAGGCCGCCAGCATTCTCGATCGGAGCCTGTTTATACGGGTCCCATCTATTCTTGCCAGCAGCTTTGTATTCAAAAATATCGTACTTGACCAGAACGTCTTCGTGATGCGCAATGGTGTCTCGTTGGAAGTCCATGTCGACAAGAATCCTATTGCGAAGTCGTATCAACCTCCCGGTATTCAAATATCTATCGACTTTTGGGAACTTCACTCGGTAATCCCACACGATATGGTTGTCATTAAACTCCGTCTTGTTTTTGTAGAACCCATTTGCGATGAAGACAGGAATATAATCGGACCATGTATCACCAGGAGTGGCAGACAATAGAATCCAATCATTTGCCTTTGCAATTTTTAGAAACGACTTGGTCCATTTTCCATAACCGACAACGCGCTGCTCGTCAAATATAAAAAACGAATCCGTCACATCAACGTACTTAGCCACATTGTTCCACGAGTCGACAATCACCTTGTTTTTGTATCCGGAAGCATCTGGGTTAGAAGAAAGAAGGAAGGGCGCCAATTCGCCCTCCCATTCCTTCGTATCCCTTTTTCGAGCAGTCGTGATAATATAAAGATCCTTTGGGTTCTTCATCTTCACATACTGCTTTGTGCCAAGCTGTCCACCCTGAAGAGAGTAGTAATAAGCCAATCCAGTTCTGGACTTTCCGCTACCCACATCGCCGCAGAGTATACAGCCATTTCGCATCCGGCTTACAGCATCCAGTTGGTAGTCATACAGACTGATTCCAGCCATTGTCTGTCACCTGTTTCCGCCAGAGCCAATGCTCGTAGTAAGGACAAGAATATAACTCTGGCTGTATTTCGTTCGATCTCTGACATAGACGCTGCCTGTACAGCATGTCCTTTCCGTGCCGACAGGTCTTGCAGTTCTTCTCGTCTTCCATGGCGTCTTAGAACGGCACGTCGTCCGGGTCCTCGGCATACTTCTCTGCCAAACGATCCTCGCGGATGGTGACATACATATTCCGCAGATACGCCTTGACACCACTCTTGCCGTTAATGTTCCAGTTGTAAGGGCTGATGGTCAGGTCGACGTTGAGCATTTCTGCGTAGTCCAGGCAGTCGATGGACTCCTCATTCAGATTCGTCCGCTTACGTCCGGTAAGCATGACGACATGAGGCGGCTTGTTTTCAAAACTGACCTGCACCTGAATATAATAGCGAGGACTTTCGTCTTCGTCACGAGGAGCCAGAATACGGACGTTCCATCCGTCCTCAATCAGCTTCTTTGCCAAATCGCCATCGTCGATGGCAACGCAGAAGCTCCGGCTGCCGATGCGATTATACTTGTCAGGGCGTCCGGAGAAGTTCCGAAATGCGCCCGGGAGGATATGAGCATTCTCGATGATGATGTCTTCTGTTACTTTAGGCATAGTTTTTCTCCTATCTTACAGCAAATAAATTTACCTCATCTCCATGAGGCTCTTCTGCGCCAAACCAAGGCGGTGTATCATCTGAAATATAAGGATCATCAGAAACAAACTGCTCGAAGTCACCGAATTGAGAAATCGTTTCGACGGCATCGTCAACCATCTTATCGTAATAAGAACGGTCAATATCAGCCTCTTTTTCAAGAGTCCGAACCATCTCAGATTCCATCCAACGGTAACCAATCGTGCCAGTTGCTGCGGAATATCCTTTTCTTCCAGTCTTTTTGTCAACGGATTCTCTAAGCAGTAGCCCTCCTCCGCATCCGGGTTTAATCGGGCAGAATTGGCCGACCTTTCCAACGAAGCGATAGTCGTGACCGTTTGAAATATCAGCGTTCAAAGCCTGAACCAGCTCGTCAATGTCAAACGGCAAATCACCATTTTCATCGCTATGTTTCTTGAGTAGTGTCACAACCTCTTTTTCCAGACCACTCACATCCGGCAAGTCCTCGTTCATATCCAGATAGAGAGCTGAGGTCACGGATTTAGTCTCACACATATCCGCAAAGGTGATCTCTTCCTTGCTGAAGAGCTTCTTGAATACATAGGGAACTGCAAACTGAGCACCCGTCGCAGTCCACTCTCCAGCGTGCTTTCCATCCTTGAACTTCGCAATATAAACTGCGTTGTTCACCAAACAGAACTTCTCGAAGTTCGCTTCCGTTTCGAACGTGTAGCCGAACTCCTTGCCAAACCGAATTACAAACTCCTGAATATCAGGAGTTGCATCAGGAATCTTGATGGAGTCCGTCTTGATATGGGCAACAGTAAAGCCCCGTTTTTCAACCTCACCTTTCAGCAAAGTCATAAACAGGGCTCCGCGTTTTGCGACGATGTTGTCCTTATTGCGAGTGTCTCGGAACAGGTTGTCAAAACTTGCGCTGGTCAAACCGTAAATCGAGTTGATAACGATTTTCAGTGCCTGAGCAAGGGGCGCTGCCAGATCCTCCGTCAAATACGGCTTCAACGCGCCTCCCAGACGCTTCCCAGCCGATTCGAAGTCCTTGTGCTTGATGTCGACACGGGCTTCGACGATTTCTTCGAACCGCTTCGTAAATACCGGCCCGAACAGAACTTCGGCGATAGCGCTGTGCGGGTGCTGGCTGGAAATATCACCGTCCCAGACATTGCCGTACATATTCGGTCGAGCGAAAACACGTCCGCCCTCACCAATTTCTTGGTAAGAATTTCCCGTTTTGTCAGCCATAGCAAGTGTAAAGGCTTTTTCCTTGTTACCTCTTGCAATAGCAGCCAAATCGTCATTATCGGCCCAGATAGAACGTCCGTGATCGAAAATATAACGAGGGAAGAACGGGAGGATGCTGTACCCGTCCGGAAGTGCGCGCTTTCCATCGTAAATCTCGTATGTAGGCAACCCATCCTTGTCAAATACATGGAACACATAGTCCGCCCCAAAGAGATCCTTATACCGTCCGTACTCCGTATACAGCACAGGCAGCGACAAATCTCTGTAATTGAACACAGACTGGGGCTTTCTCTCCTTGCCAAATATAATTTTGCCAGACAAGGAGTTCGTCGTGTCGTTCACAGACATATTGTCGATCCCATGAAGCAGCCGTACAAGGTCAACCTGAATCTGACGAGCTACGAAATCGCCCTTACGAGCATTGAAGACCGCCTCAGTGGCAATAACATCGTTATCGCAATACTCAGCAACCTTGGTCCATAGCTCTTCCGGAACAGGCTGATCCCACGGAAGGCCCAGCTCCTGATGATGGATGCCCAACTCGATTTCCCACTTCTTCAGAGACTTCTTCTCAGTCGAAAAGTCATATACATCTGTATAGGAGATGTTGTACGCCTCTCCAAAGAAGCAGTTTGCGCTGCCATTGATGATCCTCTGACTGAGGGTATAAAGCTGCTCATTCGTATACCCAATAAACCTTGCATAGAGAATATGATTGTCATACCGACGGCAGTTGAAACCAACAAGCCGATACTTCAACAGCTCCTCAATCTCGCTCGGTTCAGGGTTGATCATTCGAACAACAGCTCTGTCTGGCCCTTCGATTTTCCAGTTGACCAAGAACAGATTAGGAAAGACCTCAACGTCATAGAAAACCAATGGCTGGTCGTCGTTTTTTACCGTGTCCGAAGGTTCTTCGGATTTGAACGGCATTTTATTGACGAGCTTGATGCAGTAGTCCGCCTGATGCGTGCTCTTCGCTGCGAATGCTAAAATATCATTTCGCAGGTCAGTAACATCGTACTTCATACCGCTGTTGTAAGCATCAACAAGATCCTTGTAGATGAAATCCACACTCGGCTTCGTCGCAGAGTGGTACTCCTTATTGAGATTGCGCTTGATCTTCGTCCGTAGACCCTTTTCGCTTTTAACGCCTTCGAAATTTACCACACTTTTGTCTCCTTTCAGTGGAAGTCCCGAACTGATGGAGGCAATTTCATGATCGTTGCATTTCGTAAGCATTCGCCGCAAAGAGCTCTTCCCGGTAAACACCTTCACCTCAATGTGATCGTCGTAAATCCTACTGAGTTTAGATGGGTCGCCGGTATAAATATAATGAAGATGGATGCCCTTTCCGCTTTTGCTCAACTCGGCGTAAGTTGTGGGCCATTTGCTTGCCTCTCGAAGGTTCAGTTCAAACGACTTCTTTCCGGTCTCGTCGGGAATATCAAAGTCGATCACGATGTGATTTTCAGGGACCTTGACATAATGGAGCTTGCTCGTATCGATACTCTTTAGATCCGTAGTCACGTTATCCCATTTTTTCGACGGCGTCTCTTTCGTTGTTGCATACTGCGCAGGACAGTCGCTACACACTTCATCAAATATCGACTTCTGCTCCTTAAACTCGATGAGCCTGGAAGCCGGCTCCGGAATATCAGCCAGAACGCGGTCTTCAAATTTTTCAGTTCGAAACCCTGAGTAATAGCTTCGAACCCTTGACCCATCTCCAAGATTAAAGCGCTCACTGTACTCTCGGAAATAGTTCTTTAGTTCCTCCTTGAAAGCTCTCTGCGAATACGGGTAGCCAACCTTAGCCTCCTCGCAGTATGTGTTGTACATAGCCCATGCTGCTTTCAGCGTTACGCCGTCTTCTTTCTTGAACACCGTATAGGAATCTACAACAAAGTTATAGAAGTCGTTCGATGCGCCAAGCATTGCTACAGGAATATAATCGTCGTACTTATTTGGGTTCGACAAATATACTTCCTGGCAGTGATATGCAATGGCACCAAGTTCAAACTCGATCTGCTTTGTCGTCTGTCGGTATTCTTTCTGAGAGAGCTTATTCCCAGAGGGAGAAACATCAATTAGTCTACGAATAAGGCCCGATTTGGCGTCCGTAATCTTCACGGGCTTATTCGTGCCCATGAAGAGGAAGCATTTAAATTTGTTTGCATATGTTGATTTGAATTTCTCATTGACTGTCATCAGCTCGTGAGAAACAAGACTGTTAAGTCGAGTGTTGTCTTCGATCCGGGACAGATCGCCATCATGCTGGATGGCCACAAGAGGATTGCTCTTGAATGCCTCCAACGCAAAAGCATTACTTGAAGAGCCAAGCGCCTTCGCGTCGAAGACTGAATAGTAACCCTCAAATAGCTGCTGGATGATGTTCAGGACGGTCGATTTACCAGTACCAGCAGCGCCATATAGAACAAGAAACTTTTGAAGCTTCTTTGAAGCACCGCAGACAATGGCGCCAATCGCCCATTCAATCTTTTCTCGTTCCTCCGGAGAATATAAAGTTGACATCAGCTTGTCATACGCTTCTGTACTCCCCTCTTCGAGTGGGTACGACAAGCGTTTACTTGCATAGTCTTTCTTATTTGTCGGAGTATTTGAAAATATCAGCTTCTCATCCAGCATGTGAAATGAGTCACGCATCTGTTTTTGACAGTATTTATGCCAGGAGTCAATTACTCCGCTTTCGGCATCTTCCATCAGCATGGCCCAGTTACCCTGTTCTTTGGCGGCCTTACGGATCTCATTATCGATCAAATGAATCGCATCCTGCTCGTCCGTAGACCAAAGACCACGTTCTTCGACCCATACAGCATAGAAGTCACCGCCACGGATCATCAAATC